ATCAATGCAAGACACCTCACCATCAATCTTCTCATAATAAGAGTTATCATCACCTTTAAAGATAACAGATTCCTTCTTATCACGCTTGATTTTTCCATGTTTAATAAGTTCTTCTTTTTCAGCACGGATACGCTCAAGAAGAACAGAAGCTGGCTCATCATTTGGGTCTTGTGGGACAAGTTTGCCACGGATGGCGAGGTCGAGGATTTTAGATTTTAAAATTGTAATAGTTGAGTGTAAGTTATCTTTATTAAATTGAATCTCATTTACTTTTACAATGGCTTGTTGAACAGCAGCAACTATGCGTACTTGTTCATTTTGGGGTGGAACAATACATAGATAATTCATTGCAGCAGAAATTGTAATTGTGTCAACAGTTGTACCTTTAGAATTTTCTCTCATTTGCAATTGAACAAAGCTTGATTCCAATAAGATTTTGGCAAATTTAGAAACAAGCATTTTATTTCTGTTTTCAAAGCAGAGAACACTAGCATCTTTATAATAAAACTGGTCCGCTGGCTTTACTATATAAACTTTTCCTATTGTACCTACACCAGAAACCATCAAGTCACCTGATTGTGGTATACCATAGTTTTTTTCTAATTCAAGATAATGCTCTTTAGAAATAAATAAATCATTCTCAACAAAATCGTTCTCAGATAATTTTACAATTTCTCGTGCCCTATAAAACGGAATCCCTTCGTTTTTCCAATCAGATTGAAGAACTCGTTTACTTGAACATACATTTAATAAGTCTCTTAATCTACACCAACTCCACCCCTCCGGCACTTCAAATGGTATCTCGTCCTCAATACATTTTACAGTTCCATCCTGGAACTTCTCATAATGCAAATTATCCTCACCTTTAAAGATAATTGTATCATTCTTAATATCCTTTTTCTTGAGCTTACCTTCCTTGAACATCTGCTGCTTCTGCTCTCTGATGCGTTCCAACAATACCTCTGCTGGTTCATCATTTGGATCCTGCGGAACAAGTTTGCCACGGATAGCAAGATCAAGTATTTTTTGTCTTAATGCTTTTGTATCCATTACTCCTCCACTTCTCCAATCAGTTGTTCCAATTCTGAAACTGCCTTGGCAATATTCTGAGATTTTTCTTTAATCTGATCTAATAATTCCGCAAGTGTATAATTATCTGTATCAGATTCTGTCTTCATCCATGTAATATCAAGACTTGTTTTATCTCTTGCAAGAATATCCTGAATTGAGAATTTACGCCATCTTCCATTTGGATTTTCTTCACTATATGTTTCTTTTCGTTTGCTTAAGTCTCCATCTGCATAGCATGCTATAAAGTCATCAAAGTGCTCTGGCTTTAAAGGATTAGTTTTTCCAAATGATGGCATATCATTTCTAAGATCATAAATCCAGACTTCTTTTGTATTTCCCTTGTCTGTTTTTCCACGAGTAAAGAAAAGTACATTTGTCTTAACACCCTGTGCATAGAATATTCCGGTAGGAAGACGCAGAATTGTATGTAGATTACATTTATCTAATAAATCCCGTCTAATTTTCTCGCCATCACCATCCGCAAATAACACATTATCCGGCAATACAACAGCAGCTCTTGCTTTTCCGTTGTTTTTAAGACTTCGATAAATATGCTGTAAAAAGTTTAACTGTTTGTTACTTGTAGGATAAGTAAAATCATCACGTGTAGCACGTTCTCCGCCTTTCTTAGTTCCAAATGGTGGATTTGTCAGAACCAAATCGTAATCATGCATTGATTTTCCTATATTTGAAAGCGTATCGCCTAATGTAATAGGAGCTTCGATATCATGGAGCATAGCATTCATCAATGCCAACCGGTGTGTATCATGTACAAGCTCACAGCCTGTAAATGCTTCCTCCCTCTCAAATCTCGCCATATCTGCATCTTCAATATCAAAAAAATTATCTGTATGCTCTGCAACATATTGATGAGCAGCAATCATAAAACCAAATGTTCCACAGGCAGGGTCGTTACATCTCTCTCCTACTTGGGGTTTCATAAGTTTTGTCATAACATCAATCAAAACACGTGGAGTAAAATACTGACCTGCACCCGATTTCTTTTCATTAGCATTTTTCTCAAGTAATCCTTCATATAAATTTCCAAGTCCTTCTTCTCTCGCAGAATACCAATCAAGACTGTCTATCGTAGCTATAATTTTCTCAAGATTCTTAGGCTCATCAATATTTGTCGCTGCACCCTGATATATTTCACGAATTCTGCCTGTACCATTATCCCCTAGTTCTGATAACAGTTCTTTGTAAAATTTTTTTAATTCTACTCCGCTTTTAGCCTTCAATTCATCCCAACGATATTTCTCTGGAATCTGTTCTTCTGTTCCAGTTTCCTTCGCCATTTTCAAAAACAAAATATATGTTAATTCTGTAACATACTGATGATATGTGATGCCATCATCTCTTAATACATTACATAAATTCCATAATTTTGATACAATTTCTTGTGTTGTCATGCAACATTTCCTCCGTCATCATACAAATATTCATTTAATTCAAGCACAATGCTTTCAAGGTTATTCTGAAATACTTTATTTATCTTTTTGAAGCCTCCATAGCTTGCGAATCTGCTGTCTTCATCAAATACCTTGATATTCATTACAGATTCCCCCAGCAGATATTTTTCAATGCGGGATATCCAGCTCTGTTCCTGCTTTGAGAAATTATGTTTTTTTCTAAGTTTCTCAACAGCTCTGTGAATACGTGCTTCATGACTAATAAGCGTTGATCCAATTGCATAGCGTCGAATCAAGCTTATAATATCTGCCATTATCTCTTCATTAGTCAATTCATAAAGTGCAGTATTCAACTGCTGTGTAGTAAATCCTTCTCTGTCAAGTGTTAATCTTAAATCCTTCAAATCTTTTCTTGTCAAATCCTTAGGTCTGGTACAAATAATATTCAATGCTGCAATTTCATTTCGATTGCTCTGAATATATCGTGAAAATGCATTCAGGTAATCTTCTGGTTTTTCTGCATTTCCATATCCACGTGAATGTTCTGTCAATACATCCTCTGCATCTGAAACTACAACAGGACGAGAACCATTTGCTTTCGTTTCTTGTAGCATTTTGAATACATCACGATATTTAAGCAGACGATTCTTAGCCTCCTGCACATCTGACTTTTCAATTTCCATAATAAGCTGTGATGGGTCTTTTCCATCAGTCATGCTAATGAAATAGTCCATCATTTTAGGCGACATATTTCGTTTCTTTCTCTGCAATTTGGCAATTATCTGATTAATCTGCTGCTCTACCTGTTTATCATCATTTATTTCAGACAGACCATCTAATAACTGAGTAAAGCTTGTTGTTGGATTAACCACTACTGGTTTCATCGTATTCACATCATTCAAAGAATCATATACCCCTACAGGATCGTATATTTCAAAATGCGTCTTATGTATTTTCGGACATAATCTAGTAGCACGCCCCAACATCTGCTCAAATAAAATACGTGATTTCACACGACGCATAAACACCAATGTTGTAATTTCCGGCACATCAATTCCTGTAGTCAACAAATCCACTGTTACTGCAATGCTTGGGTAACTCTCATTCTTGAAACGTTTTATAGCCTCCTGCACTTTCTTAGGATTGCCGCCTCCAACGCTACCTGTTATCTTCATAATAGCCTCATTAGAGACCCCATATTCCGAATAAATATCTCTCAAAATTGATACAATCATATCTGCATGTTGGTCATCAACTGCATATATTAGAGTTTTTCCCTGTTCTTCTGGATTCTCAGGATCTATATCTCTAGCAATCTCGCCTAAAACGGTCTTATTGAAATTCTCTGTAATAACCTGCCGATTAAATTGTTCAACATCAAAATCTAATTCATCATCCAACAACTCACTATTTGTAATTTCACCTGTCACAGGATCATAAATCATAACTGTATCACCCGATTTGTAGTGAATTCCACCTGTACTGAGTTTTGTTTCCAAATGATGAGGAGCATCATGATCTACTAAATATCCTTCTATGACAGCTTCTCTATATGTATATTTAAACACTGGTTGTCCAAAAATTTCTGTCGTCTGAAGTGCAGGTGTTGCCGTAAGTGCAATCTTCACCGCATCAAAATATTCAATCACACTTCGATATTTGCTTTGATAATCTCTTTGGTCACGATACAAAATTTCGGTGTCGCCCATTTCCTTGTCAAGAATATATCCGCGGTGTGCTTCATCTATGATAATAAGATCATAGTCTGTAACCGCCGGCATAGTTTCTCCATCATTATATAGAATACGCTTAACCATGCTCTGAACAGTTGCCACCTGTATTCTGGTTTCTTTATCAATATTTTTATCTTCAAGTCCCTTGATATTATATATCTCATCAAGTGTCATTAAGTCTTCCAACTTTACTTCTTTGAATACATCTGATGCCTGTTCCCCAAGAGAAGTACGGTCAACAAGAAACAATATACGTTTGAATCGGTTCGTCTTTAAAAAGCGATAAATCATACCTAGTACAGTACGTGTTTTTCCTGTTCCTGTTGCCATAGCTAAAAGGATATTCTTTTTTCCTTCAATAACTGACTGTTCTGCCGCCTTTATCGCATTTAACTGATATTCACGCAGATTTAACCCATTAGGATCTGTAAGAAAATCATATGGCAATGCCTTCAATGCTGAATTACCCTCTTGAGGATTTTTCTCCAGCAATTCTACCATTCCCATAGGACTAATCCACCCATGAAGAGCTGTCGGATTATTTGCAGGGCTTCTCAAATCTAAAAACCATATTCCTGACTTTGTTTCAAGCTGCTTTAGATATGGTCTTCCGTTGGTAGCAAAAGTAAATGGTACTTTATATTCACCCCATTCTCCAATCTGATACTCTGAATCTTCCTTACGAATATTACGCGGATATTCTTTTCCCTGATAATCAATAACAGACGGAATATCCTTATGTATCGCTTTTGCCTCGATGACACCTATCAACTTAGTGTCAACAAATAATGCATAGTCTACACGTCCGCTCTGTCCTACTGAAGAATTTGTCGGCCATTCAGCAATAGCCATATTATGTCCTTTTGCCGGACGAGTTCCTTTAGAATAACGGAGATTTTCTGTATCTGCCTCCCAGCCTACTTGACGCAATTGTTCATCAATAATATATCTAGTTTCAGCTTCTGATTTAGGGCGCTGACTTGCCATTTTACCAGCCTGCTTCTGACGCTCTGATTTAGAAATAGCTTCTGCTGTACTTGCTTTTTGTTCTGCCTGTTTTGTAAGTTCTTCTGCCTGTCTCTCTTCTGCAGCTTTCTCTTCCTGTGTAACCGAAACTCTCTTATTTTCTAATTCAGGCATAATAAAATCATGATGCTGATAATTCCAATCGCCATAAGTCTGCATAAACCATTCGCAAAGACTATAAGCCATTTCAATCAGAATTTTACATTCTGATTCAGAATCATAATTCTCATGCACAGCTTTATTTCTGGCTTTTCTAAGTGCATGTAAAATATCCGTTAAATCTTTTGTTAGCAACCCCTCTCTTTGAAGAGTATCTATTCTTGTAACTGCCGTATTATCATATGGCAATTGGATTCTGTCATAAGTAAACATTAAATTAACAATGCTCTCCCCTATCATTCCCAATTTCATAAGGCATGAATTAGGATCAGAAAAGCAATACTTTTCAGCCTGACAACCAAACGTTGATAAAACAGGAAACTCTGTTTGTAAAAAGTCAAAATTAGATTTCATAAGAGTTACCTCCTCGTTCTGTTTCTACATCCATAGAATAATCAATAATATCATCTATCTGACAATGGAGAATATCACATATCCTAATTAACACTTCCAATCTGACAAATTGATTTTTTCCCATTTTAGCCATAGCATTGGTACTTATACCGCTCTTATGTACCAATTGCGTTTTGCTGATTTTTTTATCTATTAACAGCTTCCACAGCTTATCATAATTTACTGTCAATGTAATATTCTCCTATCCATCACAATATTCATTTAACTTCTCATAATATAGTATTATATCATGCATACTGATATTTTTTCAATCTCAACTTGAGTTTCTCAAGCGCTCCAGATAGCTCGCACAATTCTGTATTCATCTCTACTTTGAATGGATGATTTTTGAAATCATGCAATCTATTTACATCTACATTCCGAATTGTCTCCATAATATCGCCTTTCTCGAACATATCGAATCAGCCCTTCAAAACGTTATAATAAAAATCCGTTTTAGAGGTATAAAAAAGACCACTCACTTTCAATTTTTCTTGAAAATGAACGGTCTTTCACGTTTCTTTTATTCTGTTGAATGATGAAAATATTACTTTTCCTTTGATGTGTTTCCGAAGCCGCTGTCCAATTTACAAATCGATCCGATGTAGTGCAACTATTGTCTCATCTGTACTCTCGTTGTCCCAATCCACGCCTAATACATTTCTGCCATTCATATATATAGGAAATTTAAACCGGAGACCTTTTAATATTCTGCCATCCTTTTGCTCTTCCTCATAGATAAACACATCCGACAGGAAGCTCTTCAAAAATGTCTTCTTTTCCAGATCTGTAAATTCATCATACAGCTTATCAAAGAATAAAAGGAACTGGTAAACATTATCTTCTGAGATTTTGTCCTGCCTGATATTATAAAGTCTTGTTTCGACTTCTTCTATGGCATTCTCTATATCTGTAATCTCATCATACAGCTTATCAAGTCGTTCCTGCATATCATTGTACTTTTTCTCATAATTCTTATCTAATACGGATAAATGATCCATCTGGTCTGCAAGCTTGTTCTTTGCTCCTGTTGTCTGGTTCAATCTGTCTTTTAAACCATCATATTCTCTTTCAAGCTCTGATGTATCAATACTGCCACCTATCTGCTTTCTGATTTCTTCCTCAAACTTCGGATTCGTGACAAATTTACGGATAATTTCCTCAACTGCCGCATTGATTCTGTCCTCATTCCACTGTCTTTTATAAGTACAGCGGTGTCCGTCCACAAGCTTCCTGTGTTTGCAGGCATAATAGAAATAATCCTTGTAATAGCCTCCGTCCGGATGCTTCTTACGATTCACATTGCCATACATACCGCTTCCACAGACAGGACACTTAATAATCCCTGATAAAATATGTTCATGCTCAAGACTATGTGTTTTTACCTGTAAAACACCTGTCTCCTGCCGCTTTCTGTGTGCCTGGTTCCACATTTCTTCTGATATAATTGCCTCATGGACTCCATCACTTAGCAAGTAATCCTTTTGTTTTACGATATGATATTCATTCCTTGTTCCCGGAATCTTCTCATTTTTTCTTCTGCCAAATGCAAGCTTACCGCAATATATCGGATTGTCCAGCACACCCTTGACGAATGATGTAGAAAAACCTTCAATTGTCTGGACAAGGATATTCTCACGTTCTATCTCTGCAACCGCAGATAACACAGATATCATCAGCTTCCCGACATCCTTAGAGCTGTCAATCCCATCCTCTACACAGATAAGATTAACTCCATAATCCTGCATTTTCTGCAATGACGATAAAACATCTGCAGCATTTCTTCCAAATCGTGACAGCTTAAATACCAGCACATAATCAACATTGTCTTTGCCACTTTCTACATCCGCAAGCATCTGCTTAAACTGTGGTCTGCCTTCCACACTTTTGCCAGATTTACCCTCATCAGAATATTCCCCGACGATAGACATTTCCTGATACTCTGTATATTTCTTAAGCTTGTCCTTCTGTGCATCAAGACTGTAACCATCTACCTGCATGGAAGTGGAAACTCTTGTATATATGTAACATTTCTGCTGTTTTTTCATCAGATGTTATCTCCTTTTTACTTCCTTGGAAACCTCTTTAATGCTTTCAAGATATGCTTTTTCGACTGGTGTCAAAGTAATCTCCTGATATTTTCTGTATTCTGACTTTGCTTTCTCCAACGCCTGTTTATGACTTACAGAACCGGAACCAGTTAAAAGCTTTCTGTTTCCTGATGACAAAACACTATCCAATTGCTTTACATAATCATCCATCGGTTCCAATTTTATCTGCCATAAGCACCTCTCCAATCCATTACTTCTTAGTTATGAAATGTGAACGCATGCGTTCGCTATTGTCCCAACTAAATTTTATCATCATTCCAACCTCTGTTCAACCAAAACTTTTTCCAAGATGAAAGAATAAAACAAAAAGACTCCACTCTTATGAATGAAGTCCCGTAATATATGTATACATCCCGTAGCATATTATCTACAGGATGCCAGCTGCCTATGCAGCCTTTTTGTCCAGAAACTGTTTTACCCCACCTAAGTAATAACAGAACCGGTCAAATTGTTTCTGCCTGCTTACTTTCTCGTCATCAATTGAATCCTTGATCATCATACACACCTCTACTTCTTCTTTTATCTCTGGTGCATATTTAATAATCATGTCTGCAAGAAAGCTACAGCAGCGTTCAAAATCCTTGTTCATTGCCAAGCCTCCTTAAAATATTATCTTGTGAATAATTCACAGAACATATTTTATCTCAAGACTTACTAAAATGGAATAGATTTTACTGAATGGTAGTTTTTTCAACGCATGTATTTGCTATCATACTACCATTATTATATAAACCACTTGATAACAGCGAGGGCACTATATATGCCATTATATAATTGATAAAATCATTTACTGATGCATTTTCAATCCCACCAGCTTGATATAAATATGTACAAGCTGTCAACAAAATAAAACATATCATTCTGCATACAGCTTTTTGAAATTCACTATTTCTTATGGTAGATTTTTTAGCATCCTTATTATCAATTTCTTCTATGATATTATTTTTTAATTCTTCCTTTCCAATGTCTGGCTCTTCAATTTCTTTTGCTGTTTCATATGCATAATCAATAACCTCTGAAAATTTAGAATTAATTATATTATCTGTATTCAATAATTCGCCTAAATGAGATTGTAAGCCTGCAAATGAGCTCATGTCTATTTTAGGCATCTGATCAGCTAATTGTTGTAATCCTGCCTGTAATCCAGTCAATTTTCCATAATCAATATTTATTGAAAATTCAGACCACATACGCATGGATTTATTAATAGAACTTTCTGGATCGTTTAATACAGTTTGCCATGCTTGCATCTGCTTATGTAAATCACTTCCTAAAAGTGATTTTTGTAGTGCTTCTATTCCTGCTGTTATACCTTTTAGATTTTTATAAAATTCACTATCCAACATTTTTGTATATGAATCTAATAATTCACTTGTTGTTGCTGACATATAATTTACCTCCTGTCATTGTTTATATCTCCATAGTAATACTTTCTTTTGTGACATATAGGACAACTTTTTATTTATGATGTTTTACTAACAAAAAATATTTCTATCGCTTCCAGCTTAAAACTATACACCATATTGTGGTTGCTCTATTTTATAAAATACTATATATTGTGGTATATTTCAAGTATAAAAAAAGCAGGTATATTTCAACCTGCATTTTTCTATTCTGCTTCTTTCAAGCTGTTATATATTTCATCCGAGAAAATACCAAGTACTTTTCTCTTCATTTCATCATTGCTTAGTAATAAGCTGAATCAATAATTTTAATACAAAACTGCACCCACACATCACTGAGTGCAGTTTTGTATCAATCAATATTCTAATGTTTCTCCATTAAGTGGAATATCAAGAACAAGTATCCTATACAAATGCACTTTCCTCTTTTGCTTTCTGCAAATCTTTTAACACTGTTCCTATATCTCCCAAAATAGCAATCCCCTTATCTTCAATGAATTCCGGCAAAAACTGATATTCTGAATTTACGGAGACATAATATGCGTCTTTCAAGCTGTTTGTCAGTTTCCAAAACGGTTCCTGTATAAACATCGGTGTCATGCGCCCTACTCCAAGTTCTAT